CGCACCACCGTCTTTCTTGGCCTTGCCGCCGTGCTTATGCGAATGCGGATCGGTGGCTTCCTTGGCGACATGGCTTTCGCCGCCAGAATAAAACACCTTGCCGCCTTTGGCGCGGGCTTGAACTTTGTGGCGATAAGCCATGATGATCTCCTATTAAGCCGTAACCGACTGCAGCGCCTTAAGCGTTCCCGTCACCGGAGTCGCGTTGGCTGTCGAGTGCAGCCGTACACCGCCGATCGGTGTTACCACCGTATAAGTCAATCCACCAACGTCGGCGATACCGGTCCCAGTCGCTATAGCGGCGGCCGAGCTGATAATGCTCCAGGTCAGAGTTTGTGCCGGTGTCGTCGATGGATCGTCCAGCGTCATCTGGATATCCATCACACCAGCACCAGCCGAAGAAGAAACCGTCAACTGCAGAGTTGTTGCCTTGGCTACCGGATTAAGCACAACTGCTGCACTGGTGCCAGCAGAAGAAAGTGTCGTGACTACGGATGCCATTGTGCTTTTCCTTCTTAGTCAAGAGCGTTTTGGATCACCAGATAATTTACCCATACTGCGCTTGATGCCTGCGTCGTCGTCGCCGGGTCTGTTATTCCCGGCTTGGTAATTGACGGCACGAAACTTGTCGCCGCAGTGGCACCACAGGGAGCAATCGGGAACGGAAATATCGAGTGGATCCGGCTCATCCATTAGTACCCATGGCTTTGACGTATATCATACTGCAGCTGCCAATTTGTTACCGGTTCGGCCTTCTTGTTGGTGTGGTTCTTGCCAGTATTGCTGATCGCCATCTGGGCGCCGACCATCACCATCATGAACGGGAAAACGCTGTTAATCATGATACCTCACGAGGTCGGGAACGTACCCCAGACCGAACGGAAGTCATAATAGGTCGGTACATAACGCTGATAACCCTTGACCAAGAGATTATCCGTTGTGAACTCTACGCTCATATCCATCTCGAAAGGTTTACGATTGAACCAGATCAGGCCATCATGATTGGTCAACACAAACCAGGCAAAGGCACTGGTCAAATAGTCCCAAACCATAAAGCCTTCTTGCAAGCTTTCATTCATTCCCAGGATGGCGTTGATGTCGTTGGTCGAGGTTCCTGGACGAAGTTCTGAGCGCATTAGACGAAGTGCAACAGGCTCAAGTTGTGGCGGCACTATAACCTTGCGGCCACGGGCATGAATCTTGAGGCCGGCATTGTCGCGCCAGGTGGCACGAATCTGAATCAGCGCATTCAAAAGTGTGGTCTCGTTGAAGTCCACGTCGGGACTGGGCTGATTGGCGATAGTGCCGGTGTCGATCGGATGAGCCGTTGAGAACAATGCCTGGCCGTCACCGCCGATAGCTGTATTGAAAGTCGTGCCGGTATTGAACACGTTGGCGGCGTACAGCTCCTCGGTTTCCTTGAAGCTCTCCATCAAGCCATCGTTCGATGGACCAAATTCCGACTTATACAAATTATCGTCAATGGCTTTTCTAGTGATGGCGTAGCCGAGGCCGATTTCCAGATGTTCGGCATTATAGACAAAGCGCTGCCCGGCAGAATTGTCGAAGGCCGTTGGTCCGCCTTCCTGCTTGAGCTGAGCAAAGCCCAGGTAACGCATCGCAGCCCGGCGCTCTAACGCCATAACCGAGTCGGTCTGTCTGAAGACCTTCGGCCATTGGCGCTCGATCATACTGTACTTTCCGCTTATTCCCCAAAGGCCCGGAAGGAGAAGGTCGCGTATCTGACTTAAGGCAACCGGCATGACCGCTTCTCCTTATGAGGTGACGCCCGTCAGGACGTTGTAGGTCCAGTTATTGGGCTTCACGACGACGATGTTGAAAAACTGTGCCGAAGAGGCATCGGTCCCAGGAGCACCGGGAGGTCCGACATTGGCGAGAGTATCGATGAAGCGCCACGGTGCGCTCGACAGGCCCGTCACACCCTGCGAGGACGATATCGTCGCTTGCGAGATGCCGGTCGTGGTGTTGATGCCGAGACCACTGTTGTGAAACAACAGCTCGCCGGTGTTATTCGATGAAGTGATGTTGGCGCTGGAGACTTGCGCGGTATAGAGCAGATCAGGATGGGTCTGCACATAGGCCGTCACCGGATTCGATGACGCCGCACCCGCTCCTGTTTGATAGTTATTGGACCACACCACTCGGCCGACAGTCGGCGAGAAGAACTCACAGCCGTTAAAGACACCGAGTGGAGTCGGCGCTACCGAGCTACCGGCATAGAGCGTAATAGCGCCCGGGAATTGCGAGCTTTGCGCAACCAGGTCGCCGGTGCCGAAGTTGTTGGCGTCGGATGAGTTAATAAAAAACCGCTCCATACCGTATGTCGGCGGGGAGCCATCGAGCATGCGGTATGGACGATAACCAAAGGGGGCATTGGTATTGGGCATGATGGCTCCTTATCGATCTCAACTGCGAACACCTCGCAGTCACGATCAGCAAAGCCATCACACCTGATGGGACAGTTTACTTGGCCGAAACCTCGGCACTCAAGCTCTATACAGAGCTCGCTCTAGAAATTCGGTACTCTCAGTCCTTCCGGCTCATTCTTTTGGTACTTCAATGCGCTCGAAAGATTTAGAGATACGGTTGGACTTTACTGCAGATGGATGACTCGCGTCAAGCGAGACTCCCTCCAGACCACCACCGGTAAATTGTGCTTCCTTGGCGGCGAGCTGCTCACGAGCCCGCTGTAACTCAACAGCACGAGCCCGCTCGGTTCTCTTGGCATGCCGAGCCATCAAGACCAGCGTACCGTCATAACCGATTTCCTTGGTGTCGCCTTTAGGAGCATAAAGTCCGTCAAGCGCACCATTAAAGTACCAAGGGAAGATTGGCTGCCAGCCACCGCGCTCGGCATTAGCCCGGTTCATGGCATCGGGCTGACCATTAATGGCTACCCGAACCCAGCGGAAGCTCAGTTCTCTCGGCAGTTTAGATAAAAGATCAGGACCAAATTGCAGTGGGCTCTGGGTATCCTCGGCCATTGGATCTACGGTATCGACCCAGACCGGCTCTTCATGCGGGTTCTGACGCTTGGGTTCCCGTTCAACCGGTGACGGTTCTGGTGGGCGCTCGATTGGACTAGCCACAACCGGCTTGCGCGGCTTACCCTTTGGCCAGCCACGATGTTTCTTGACCGGGGCGACTACAGATTCATCGCTCATTGGGTATTCCTCTTATACTGACCGCTAGACTCCAATTGCTGAAGCTTCAGTAATTGCCGGGCGTATTCGGCCGGAGTAATGCCGGAAATCCTGGCGGCCTCGGCTTGTTCAGGTGTTAGTTCGACTATCTTGTTTTTATCTCGAGTAGCCGGTGTCTCGCGTGATACTGGTGCGCTCACGATACTGGTCCTTCTTGATTCTTGCGGTTTAGGGGGCGGCTCGGACTCCGGCTTTTCCTGACCTATATGAAACTCAGATTTAATACGTTCAGCAAAGGCCGGATTACCACTAACGATACCTTGCCCCCTAAGCTCATCAACCAAGGCCGTTAATGCCGCCCTTCGCCAGCCTGTAAGTATCTCACGATGGTCTTTTAACATTCCTCTTTCGGATTCCGTGATTTGGAAGCCATTAATCTCTTCATCCGAACCAGGGGATGGTAACCGTTGCTGCTCCTGTCTTGGCGGCTCCTTAGCTACCTCTGCCATGCGCTTTTCTTCGGCCTCGACGGCATCCTTGCCACGCTGGAAGTCGCGTAAGTCGGCCTTGGCGGTTGCCAACCGGTCAATAGCCTCAAGCTCGGCCTCGACATCGCCATTAGCCTTGGCGGCACGAATATCACCTTTGGCCCGCTCTGATGCTTCCTGGGCAGCCGCATAACCGGAGAGAATGGCATCGCGCTGGGATTCAAAGGTCTGTCTTTGCTGGGTCGAAACCTGCTGTTGGTATTCCCTGGCTTGCCTTTCGGCTAATTCAGCCCGCTGACGGTTTAGTTCGGACGACCGCTCCATCTCGGCCATACGGGCCTTGAGCGCCTTGGTGGCTTCATCGTCCTCCGGCGGCGGCTCTGGCTTCTTCTCAACCTTGGGTTCAGGCTTAGGTTCTGGTTCAGCTTTTATTTCTACAGGCTCAGGCTCAGGCTCAGGCTCCTGATCCGTTTGAATAGTTTCGCTATCGAATAGTTTAGCCTCTTCTGGCGATGGTGCCGACGGCACGCCTTCGCGCATATCCGGCACTTTACGAGGACGACCACGCGGCATGACAACCTCTCCTAGAATACCATCATCGGATCTTTTGCCCTGCCAGTTATATTGGCATCACGAATAATACGGCAGGGATATCCATTAACGCTTTGCTGTCTTGTCTCATTTACAAAATAAGTAACCCAGTCGCCGACGCTGCATTTAATGGCAAAAGAATAATCGGCAGTCTCCTTAAAGGCTTCTGGCCCAAGTTGAATAATCAGGCCAACCTTGGACTGCCACATATCCTCTTCAACATTGCTATCCGGCCGGATAATACCGCCAGAAGTCTTTTGTGGCCGAAAAAAGGTCGCCATTAATACCCAATTATGGGTGACTTCGTAGCCTGAATAATCGCCGAGAGTATCAAGAATTGCCTTCTTGGGGTCTTTAGCATTGGCAACAATATCGATAGCTTTATGCGGTACTACGACTCCCATTAACCTTCCTCCGACTCAATATCGTCAGCCATTTTCAGAACAGCCAACATACCCTGAACATAACCGCATTGTTCCCGAT